GCGCATCCCGCTGAGATTGGACCAGGTGGAGACCCTGGACGCTTTTTATGTCACCGATTGCGCCGGCGGCACGGCCACCGTGCAAACCACTCACCCGCGCACGGGTGTGGCCGTAAACCTGCTATTTTCTCCCGAAGCGCCGCCGGCCTATAGCTTCGACGGCGCGGGCTTCTGGTGGGCCACGCTCTCCTTCTTGGTGCTGCCATGAGTCGCGCGATCTCCAGCCTGGCGCTCCAGGCGGTCTTTGCCGGGCGCACTGGCCAAACCCTTTTGACGCTGCTCACCATCAGCCACGCGGACCTGGTCGCGCCCATCCGCGTGGTTAACAATAGCCAAGACATTGTCAGCCGGGGCGAGACCTACCAGTGGATGCCGTTCGAAATTCAGATTCCGGGGGACTCGGGTGAGAGCATTCCGCGGGCCACCATTGCCATCTACGATCCGTCGCGGGCCATCGCCAGCGCGGTGCGCAACCTTCCCAGCGCCCCCACCGTCACCCTGGAAGTCATTGTGGCGGCCGCGCCGGACACGGTGGAGGCCGGGCCGTTTGCCATGACCTTGAAAAATGTCTCCTGGGACGAACTCAGCCTGACGGCCGAACTCTCCTATGAGGGTATCCTCAACGAACCCTATCCCGGCGACACCTTCACGCCGGCCGAATACGCGGGGCTATTCTAATGGAGTGGGCCGCCAAATACATCGGCTTACCCTACGCCGAGAACGGCCGCGGCCCCGGCTTTGACTGCTGGGGGTTGGTTAAGCGGGTGCTCCGGGAAGAGTTTAATCAAACCGTGCCCGATTTTACGGATCGCTACGCGGGCGGCCGAGATCCGGCCATTACCCATCTCTGCGCCGAGGAGTCCCTACGCTGGGCGCCGGTGAAAAAGGGAGAAGAACGGCCCGGGGATGTGGTGCTTTTAAAAATAGCGGGACGGCCCTGGCATGTGGGCCTGGTGGTGGCAAGGGGCCTGATGCTGCACGTGGCCCGGGGCATTGACGCTTGCCTGGAGCGCTTTGACGGACCGGTATGGGGAGAGCGACTTGAAGGAATCTATCGCCGAACATAATGACCGCCCAATTCAACTGACGGCGGCGCCGCACCCGTTCTCCTCGCACCGCGATCGGCACGTGTTCGTGCCGGGCGGCTCGTTGGCCGATATGCTATCGGCGGCGGGCCTTTGCGGCGCGCCAAGCCTGGTCGTCTTCGTCGATGATCGATTGGTGACCGAAGCATACGGCACGATATACCCGCCCCAGGGGGCGCTGATCAGCGTGCGGGTCTTGCCGGGGAGCGGCGGCAACGGGCAGTATAAAAATATGTACCGCATCGTCGCTCAAATCGCGGTGCTCGCCGTCGCGACGTATGTCGGCGGACCGGCCGGTGCCTTTATCGGCATCATGGGATCGTTGGCCATCAACGCCCTGATCCCGCCGCCCACGGCTGACGTGGAGGAGTCGAGCGGAGGAACGAGCAACGAGCGCTCCTATGCCATCGCCGGCACGCGCAACTCGATCTTGCGCTTCGGGTGCGTGCCGCGCGTGTTTGGCCGGGCGAGGATCTTCCCCCCCTTCGCGGCGGTGCCCTACACCGAGATCCGCGGCGGCAGCCAGTGGGTGCGCGAGATCTTCTGCCTGGGTCCGGGGCCGCTGGATAAAAGCCAGCTTAAAATTGGCGATACTGACGCCGCCGAGTTCGACGGCTTCGAATATGAGTTCTTGATCGGTTCGCAACCCTCCGTGCTCTACCCCACGGAGGTGACCCAAACTGACCTCAACATATCGTTGCCTACCTATGTCTACTATTCCGGCGGCGGCTTCGGCTTTGACCATAGCGCCGTCCCTTGGACGGTGCAGACCACCGCCCTCAACGCCCGGGAGATCGAGATCGATCTCACCATCCCCGGCCTTTTCTACCTGCGCAGGGATGGCTATGGGCGTTGCCGCATCGATATCTTCATGATTGTCCAGGTGGCGCTCCACGGGTCCGGGACGTGGGAGACCGTCGGCGCGGCCCACGCGCCGGTGGGAGAGAATATGGAGGTGATCCCCGGTCAGTGGATCATGGTGTCGGGGAGCGATCCGACCACCATCCGCGCCAGCTTGCACTGGACCATGCCGGCGCCGGGGCAATACGACGTGCGCATCAAGCGCAATATGGAGTTTATCACCGGCAGCACCGACGGCTGGCAATACGATGCCTCTTCCGCCGAGCGCACGGTGGACGATGTCTACTGGACGGCCCTGCGTTCCTTCGGCAACGGCGACCCGGTACTGCTCAAGGGTCCGGTGAGCCCCAACAACCCGCTGATAGAGTTTGTGGCCATTCGCGTGCGCGCCACGGAGCAGCTCAACGGCACCATCGACACTTTCAACCTGGTGTGCCAGGCGCATCACCCGGTCTACAACGGCTCGGCCTGGAGTATTCAGGCCACCCGCAATCCGGCCTGGGCCTTCGCCTCGGTGCTGACCGATTCGGCCAACAAGCGCGCCCTGCCCTACAGTCGCTTATCGGCCGATAATCTCCTGGCCTTTGCCCAGGCGTGTACCGCGGCGGGCTTTACTTTCGACGCGGTGGTTACCTCGCGGGCGTCGGTGCTGGAGCTGATCCGCCAAATTGCCAGCGTGGGCAAGGCTTCGCCCACCCTGGTGGACGGTAAATATGGCGTGGTGCGTGATATTGCTCAAAGCGTTCCGGTGCAGATGTTCACGCCGCGCAACTCCTGGGACTACAAGGGGCAGCGGGTCTTTGAAAACCCTCCCCACGCCCTGCGCTGCAAATTCATCGACGCCGACGGCCAACCCGACGAGCGCATGGTGTACGACGACGGGTATAACGAATCGACCGCCACGGTTATCGAAAGTATGGACATGGTGGGCGTCTCCACTCCAGAGCATGCCTGGAAGCTCGGCCGCTACCACCTGGCGGTAATGCGATTGCGCCCCGAAGCGCACCGGCTCTCCGTGGACATTGAGCACCTGGTGTGCACCCGCGGCGACCTGGTGCGCATCGGCCATGACGGCCCGGCCTGGGGGCTCTCCTGGGGCCGCATCCGCTCGGTGGCGGTCAACGGCACCGACGTGACCATTGTGCTGGATGAAACGGTCACCATGGCGCCGGGCACCGATTACGGTATCCGCGTGCGCACGCTCACCGGCTCGGTGGCGTGCCAAATTACTACCATGCCGGGTGAGACAAATGTGCTGACGTGTACGTTGCCCCCCGCCAGCTCGGCCATGTTGGCGCCGGATGATTTGCTTTGCTTCGGCCTGCTCAATAGCGAGTCGGTGGAAGTAATCGTCAAGGAGATCGTCCCCGGCCCGGATCTATCGGCCACCATCTACTTCGTGGACGCCGCCCCAGCCGTGCACTCGGCCGACTCGGGCACCATACCGCCCTTTGACCCCCACATTACCTTGCCGGTCAATTGGGAGATCTACCCGCCGCCGGCGCCCTCCGTCGGCCGGATCGTTTCCGACGAATCGGTCATGGAGGCGGACCCCAACGGCCTACTGATGAGCCGCATGGTGGTGAACTTTTCCGCGCCCGCGGTGACCGGCCTCAGCCAGCCCCAGCGTGTGCAAGTCCAGTACCGCCTGGCGGAAGAGAGCGACGCGGCTGTGACGCGCGCCAACAGTACTTCCTACGCCCTGGGCGTTTACATGGTGCCCAACCCGGCCAACGGTTCTTGGTACGAGTGCATCACGGCCGGCACCAGCGCGGCCGCGCCGCCGACCTTTACGACCACCCCCGGCCAAACGGTGGCGGACGGCTCGGTGACCTGGGTGTGCCTGGGCGGCATCGAGAGCGCCCGGCGCTGGCGCGACGCCGAGATTGTCTCCTACGATTCGGGCACGGCCGTGGTCTTTCCCGTGGCCATCCGCGAGACCTACGAAGTGCGCTTGCGCTTTTTCTCCGCCCAGGACGTTCCCGGCCCCTGGACCGTCACCAGCCATACCATCGTGGGCGGCACCAACCCGCCCGGCACGCCCACCGGCATCGGCGGCGAGCCGTACATGAACGGCCTGAGAATCTATTGGAGCAACGCCCCGGAGATCGATTTCTCCCATTGGCGCCACCGCATCCGCATCGAGGCCGAGGCCTGGTCCGCCTGGCGCGAAACCGATAGGGCGGAAGTATTTATCTTCCTGGACGAGACCCAGGCGGATATCTACGCCAACGGCGCCACGGTTTACTTGGAGCTGATCGCCGTGGACCTGGCCGGAAACATCTCCGGCACCGCGACCTTCAACGGCACCACCGGAGCGGTGTGGGTGCCGCCCACGGCCATCCAGGCGATCGGCCAGCTCTCCGGAGCCTTCACCGAGATCCCGGTCCTGGTGGGCGACGCCTGGACCAACAATAGCCCGGTGGCCGGCCAGGTGGCCTGGAGCGCCCACGAGCTTTGGTATTCGGGCACGCGCTACACCATCGCCGCCGGTAATACGGCCCTGCGATATATCTATTGGGTCAACGCGGCGGGCAGTTATTCTGCCTCAGCCACGCCGCCCACCCTGGGCGCGGGCGATTTCCTGATTGCCGAAAATATCTCCGGCATCGTGCAAAAGGCGTGGGACGCCGCCGCCAACCGCGTGATTGGCTCGGCCTACATCAAGAACGCCGCCATCTTAACGGCCATGATCGGCGATCTTCAGGTAACCACCGCCAAGATCGGTGCGCTACAAGTCACTAATGCGAAGATTTCGGAATTGGATGGAGCCAAGATCACAGCTGGCACGCTGGTGATCACTTCGGCCGCATCGGCCACGGTGCCCGACAACGCCATCGGCATCAACGGTACGTCCATCGGTTTTCACACCACCGGCTCTACCTGGCCGGTCAGGATTTGGAACGACGGCGGGGTGGGCAAGTTCTACTGCGGGGACGGCGCCAATCGTTATTTCGATTGGGATGGTAGTAATTTAAAAATTTCCACGGACCAGTCCGAGGCAATCAAAGTACTATCCGGCGGGGACATTAGATTGATCGGGGATGCTACCAACCCCGGTAAGTTAATTTTCCAAGGCACCAATAATAGCGTTGAAATGTTTGTGGGGCTAGTCGGTGAGGATTTTTATATAGGGCCAACCACTGATGGGACTGTCGATTTTACTATTGGTGGTATGCCCTATTCAGAGCTGTATTATGAAAATGCCACCGTGATGTGTCGGCGGCAGCTAAAATTGTCTTCTAACTATGCACAGAGTGATTATGCAGATATATATCTAAACAGTGACGCTTCAACAAATAATATTCGTTTCACATGCTCAAGATCTTTCGCCGATGTTACGAGTTTTGGGCTTTATAATGACGGAACGACTAGAGAGATACGGCCGGGTTCTCATAAGACCTTACAGCTCGGCAACGCTTCATTTGCATTCGATGAAGCCTACGCCGACAACTGGAACAATGTGGCCGATTACTACCACCTTGACCGGATCCGCGACAAAGACGGCACCATCATAGAGATCGACGACGTGGAGGTCATCAAGGCCATCAAGGCCGGCAGCAAAATAGACGCCCGCACGGGCATGACCCTCATTAACGACTCGACCCTGGCCCCCTGGCTGGTCACCCGCCATAAAACCGGCGGCGAAGAGCGCGCACCCCAAGACTTTGAACCTGACGGCCGTTGGCATTGGGTAACCCCCGGTGATCGCGTCCGCACCCACAAAAGCGGTGACGTGGCCGTGGACCCGGACGGCAAACCTTATCTATCTACCAAAGTGCTCGACTCGTTGCTACTGGGCGCCGTGCGTAGAATTGACGCCCGCCTTGCGGCGCTGGAAGCCAAACTCAATTAAGGAGTGGGCCTTATGACCACCGAACAAAAACAGCCACCCGGATCAAACCTCACCATCGAGGACGTGCAGCTATACCTCGGCGAGCAGACCCTCAGTATTAAGCTCCTGCAACGCGAAAACGCGACCTTGCGGGAGGAGATCCGGCGGCTTCAGGACGCGCTGAGCCATATGGACGGGAGGAAGTAGCGATGACTATCGTAGGAAAAGACGGAATTATCGCATCAATAAAACGGCGCGTAGTCATAGGAAAAACGGCCAGCCGCACATCGGTTGCTTTCATCCCATTTTCAACGTTTGACCTGGCGGGTAACCCGGGCGCCGGGACCTTGGCCGTCGGCAATACGGCCAACGGTATAGTGCCGACCAGCGGCATCGCCGGATACCCGGTTATTGTTAACCCCACAAACAAGCTGTACATCGGCCGTATCAATTATCGTTGGGGCGTAGCCGGATGGGTGGATCTTTACGATGTCGTCTTTTCTGCCGGCGCATATGCATTCAATGCGGATGTGACTTTGGCCTCGCAACCGTCTTTTGCCTCTCGGCTTCAATTCGACGGCATGGCGGCGCCGGACTATAACTCCCTGGAGCTTTGGTATGAGGCCGTTACGGCCTTTACGGGCAACCCCAGCTTCCAAATTAACTACCTCGATCAGGGCGGCAGCGCAGGCGACACCGGAGTAATTGCCACCGGCGCGGCGCTTACTGTCGGCCGCATGGGGATGCTCCCCCTTGCGGCGGGGGATAGCGGCATCCAACAGATTACTAGGGTCAGGTGCACCGTGGCGACGGTCGGGACGTTCAATGTCCATGTCATGCGCTGGCTATGGGGCGGGCGCGTCAACGCGGCCGGCGGCGGCGGCACCGAAACGCTATTAAAATCAGGATTTAGTCAAATCTTCGGTGGTTCCGCTCTGCGAGTGATTCCCACGGCCGATAGTACTTCCACCGGTACGCCGGCCGTACGGCTTGAAACGAATGAGGGGTAGCCGTGGCGGATCTATTCCGCATACTCCCCGGAGATGACTTCGATGAGGGCGATGGCGATCTCTATTGGGGGCCGTCCGGAGACGATGAGGACTGGATTGAAACAAGATCTGGTCAAAACCACTTTGCCATTTACGATGATTTCTTTGGCGACGCCCCGATAATCGCACGCATCGGCACCGAGCTAATGGTGTCTACCACGCTTAATAGCGGTAGCCAAAGCATTACTGTGCCATCCGGCGCGGCCTGTGCTGTGGTGGGCGTCGTGGGCTCCGGCGGCACAGCTGACACCGTATCTTTGGGGGGTGTGTCGGGTGTCAAGCGGGCGCCGACCAGCGGGGCTTTGTACTGCCAGTTGTTCACGGTTACGTCACCGCCCGCAGGGTCTCAATCTCTGGCGTGGAGTATTGATCGGACGGGGCAGGGCGATGAAGCGTGCCTGATTGTGAGCTTCTATTCCGGCGTGGATACTTCCGCGCCCGTGCTCGATGGCGATAGCGCTTTTGTCAACGATACGCCGGAAACCGCGATTACTCCGAGCATGACCGCGCAGTCCGGCGCGATGGCCGTTTCCGTCGGGACGAGCTGGGGAATAGCCATTAATTTGGCGATTAATGGCCAGACGAGCATTTTTACTTCGACGATAGACTACGCGTCGACGGATGATCAGCGCGTAGGGATTGCCGAAAAGCTGATCGAATCAACATCCTGCGACATGCGCACTTATGGCGGATACCCGTATGCGGCCGCGTGCGTGCTGGCGCCCTCAACCGGGGGCGCTGGAGCAATTAACCTTGCGGCCGGCGTCGTGGGTCAGTCCGCCACTCCCGACATCGCCGCAACATTGGCGAGGGAGCTTTTAGCGGCGATCACGTCCGACGGCTCTTCCCCGGACTTCGCGGCGGTCATCGTCCGCAATCTTGCCGCGGCTATCACCGGTGGGGCCATTACGCCGGATCTTGCCGCGGTCATTACGCTCAACCTTTCGGCCGTCGTCACCGGCCAAAGTACTACGCCCGATTTAACGGCCGTGGCCGGGCGCGATTTGAGCGCGTCGGTGGCCGGGCAATCCGAGACGCCGAATCTGTCGGCCGGGATTGCGCGCGTACTGCTGGCCGCCATCTCCGGCCAAAGTACTACGCCCGATTTAACGGCCACGATCCTCAGCGTCGTCACCCTCACCGCCGCGATCGCCGGCGCATCGGCTACCCCGGATATCGGCGCGCAAACGGCCAGGAGCCTTTCCGCCGCGATCAGCGGGCAATCCGCAACCCAGGACTTCGCCGCGGTGGTGCTGCGCGCCCTGCTCACCTCCATCGCCGGACAAAGCGCCACGCCGGACCTTACGGTCACGCTCTCCGGAGCAATACAGCTTACGGCCGCCGTCTATGGCGTGGGCTATACGGGAGATCTCGCCACGCAGGTGGCACGCGAACTGGCGGCCCACATCGCGGGACAAACCGATACCGCGACCATGTGGGCGCGCATCGATCGCGCGTTGACGGCCTCGATCGGCGCTATTACTTTCGCGCCCGACACCCTCAGCGCCATCCTGGGAGATATCTCTCCGCTTGTCACCGTGACCGCCCGTGCCGAGTTTGCTATTGCTGCATCGCCGATAACGTTCACCCGCACGGCAACCCCAATCAAATTCCAATTCCAATTCGGAGGGACCCCATGAAACGTATTCTACTCTTCACCGGCCTAATCCTGGCCATGATTTGCGCCCCCGCGGTCGCGGGCGGCCTGACCAATTACGGCAAAAGCGCGGTCGTAGGGCACTTGGCGGCGACCGCCTTCAGCCCGCCCGCCACGGTTTACCTGGCCTTATTTACCGCCGATCCGGGCGTGGCCGGGTCGATGACCAACGAATGCGCCGCCGCCAACAACTACGCACGGACGGCGATCACGTTCGGCGCGGCCGCGTCGCGCCGGGTCACCCAAAACGCCCAGGTCACCTTCCCGCAAGCCTCCGGCGCCTGGGGCACGGTGACCCATTGGGGCATCACCGATTCGGCGACACGCGGCGCCGGCAACATGCTGGCCTACGGGGCGTTTACTGCCTCGTTCGGCCCCGTGGCGGGGAATACGCCGAGCATCGCCAATGCCTCTTGTTATGTGCAGATCAATGCCTCCA